CATCTGGATGTCCAGGTACAGGCTCAGGAGGTGACGTGTCATAGTCTAATTTACCGTGCAGTAGGTTTGTCGTCCCCTCTACAACCGCTACTCCGTTGCCCTCAAACACATAAACTCCACCCGGATCTGGCGGGGTTTCGCTTCCGTCTTTGTCGGTAAAATTCATGTTAGACCTAAAAGGCGCGCTGTAGTCGTAATCTATTATCCCCTTGTGCCCAAACAAAAACCCCACATCCGCCGCGCGATCAGCAGTCCAGGTATATTGTCCGATCGTTTCTCCGTTTGGAAGGAGGGTGTATTCGATTAGATCTGAAATATCCAGCATATCCCCTTCATCGAATGTGAGATGGGCAAAATTAGGTCGGTCGCCGCGTAGTCGAAAGGAGATCGTCACTTTGTCTCCAGGCTGCACGGAGATGTTTTTGGTGCTTTCGATGCCGTAGCTTGTGTAACGCGCTGTTAGCTCGATTTTCGCGTAATTGGTTCCATCTCGCTGGATAATAACTCTTGCGCCTCCGGTTCCCCATGGAGCCCAGCCAGTAAAACCTTCGGCAAAATCACCGTTTTCAATGCCGTTTGTCGTCCCCTCAAGTATTGCTGCTGACCCGCCAAATTTGCCGCTTGGCACTAATTCGGCGTGAGATCCGGACGAGGGTTCCATGCCTGAATAGGAATTCATGTGGCTATCAAAAGGCCAGATATGAGAACCTTTCGGCGCGATATAGTCAAAAATGGGCTTACTCATCGTATCACCCCGCATATTCCTCAAGTGTAACGTCTATCTTCCCAGAAAAAAGCTCCCCGCCTGCAAAAATTACATCCCATGCTTGAGAGACAGAACGGACAACCCAGCGGTTTTCGCCGATAGGTTTTCCAGCCAAGACCAGGATCTGCGGTTCGCCTGACTCGGCAAGCTCAAGCCAGCGTTCCATTTCCTCGCGTGGTTTAACGCCGTGGTTGCCGTTGATAATGATAGTGAAAGGTACTGACAAGAGACCCGGACCGACATATTCCGTCTTTGGCTTGACTCCGATCAGGTTGTGTGTTTCAAAGCGCGCGGAGGTTTCGATAGAAAAATCGACGAAGTTCAAGATCCGCCGGTCGGAAGTTTCAAAAATAATGTCGCCGAAGTAACCAATCATTCCACTACCTCCCTACTGCGGTTTACCGGTGACGCTAGAACCACCCGGATCGGTCCATGAATATGGATGCCCGTGATTCAAGAAACTAATCCCGCCGATAACTGCATCTCCTGTTATTTCCACCTCGCCGTCTATATACACATTCCCATTTACAACCAGATCCCCATTAAAAACGATATTTTCAGCAGTCAGAGTCAAGGTCTTTGTTGCCCGATCATATTTGAGCGTGGCATCTTTCATAAAACGCTTGAAATATATATCCTTTCCGTACTCCGCCGGCATCTCGTTTAGATAGAAATACCGTCCCAAGCAAAAGCCGCGCGAATGACTGTTGCCTAGGAAAACGCAGATCACGTGTTCGCCAACGGCGGGCATCTCATATTCAAAAGCGAGAAAAGGCAGCTCATGAGTTACTATATTGTCTTTGTCCTCCAAAAGCACGCGAACAGTACCCTTTTCGTAGTTGATAGAGGAGACTTTTCCGATCCGGATTAGGTTTCGCAGATTCATCAGTAACCCCCCAGTGTGCGGTGCATATCGAGTGATGTAACCAGTCCTGACCCCAATTTCCGGCTGACCTGGTCGATGTAGTATTTGCCGTCAAATTTGCCAAAGCCCCTAATATTTACGGTCTGGCTGGACACAAGGGATAGGTTGCCGGGAACGGAACAGGAAAAGGTGAGTTCGCTTTTGTTTTTCTCTCGGACGGAGGCTTTTGCCAACCGCTCCGCTTCGGCGATAGTTAGGCATTCATCGTTCACGTGGTAAATCTTATTGCCCCTCCGTCCGGGGATACGGTACAGGTATTCAATAAGTCCGCCGGTGGCCATGTCAACATAGACTGTCCGGCAGCCATCGTATCCGCTATCCGTTAAGCTGGAACCGCAACTCCATTTGAGCATATCTTTTTCCTCAAGAGTTAGGACCGGCTTTCTTGACTCATAGATCACCTCGTCGAAAATGACGATACGCTTGTTATAGAGCTTCATTGCCAACCCGTTACGCTGGCATACGCTGTATAGGAAAGACGCGTCCGATTCTTCGGATTGCTCCAAAAAATCATGAATGGGATCTGCTTTTGAATCAAAAACAAGCCGCAATCCAGCATTTCCGGCAATGGTCTGCGCAATCTCCTTGACGCTCGCACCGTCCCAAACATCGCTGCGCGGTGTGTGCATAAAATCAGTATTGGCCGGAGTTGAGGTAGCTTTGATGATAACCGTGCGCGGCGGGCCAGCATATTGCACTTCGTCAACCATGAAAATGCCGCAATCCAGGCGCGCGCTGTCGCCTTCCCGGTTCCAGTCTTTCGTCCAGAGTATGGGACGTATGGTATCGCCCGCCTTCGGCGCCCAAGAGGATATCCATTTCCCGGCGTCGTCTTTTATGGTGAGTGAAACATCGTCCGCGCGTCCAGTCGCATTGTCGGTATAAGTGAATTCGAGTTTGTCACGTTCAACATCCTTAGTGATGTTGGCGCTCTGATAGATGATATCAACACCAGATCGTCTCATTGCACTGACCTCCAGGGCGGCAGGTCAGCGGCGGTTGTTACGGGTTCTTCAATTTCCGGGACATTAAGAGCGACACCTCCGGCAAAGATCAGCACGTCCACATAGTCCGGGTTTGCCTCGTACATATGACGGGTATATCTGCGGTCGCCGAAGAGTTTATGCGCGACCAGATCGAAAGTATCTCCTGCGACGGTTTGATATTTGTTCATGGTATCACGCTCCCGCGAAATTCAGGCGCTTCTCTTCACGCAATAGCGCCCGGAAACGCTGCTCAAAATCGTCGAATGCCGCCTTGCTCGCTTCCTTAATCTCCTCCTGTCTCGCGTTGCCTTGAATGACGATCTGCGGGGCATATTTGACGCTGAATGTCTGACTTACGCCACCGCCTTCAAGCCCTCGCAGAATTGCCTCCGTTCTGTTGTGCGGGAACACCTGACTCCCACGCGGCAGGTTGACCAGTTCGCGGCCACGTTCGCCAACGATAGCCGCGCCGCCCGGGTGGTATCTGGTGCCTCGTGCGTATTCTGGGACTTGTGCTTGGTCTTTGCCTCCGATGCCAAAGAAATTAGATACTTTACCGAAAAATTCACCAATTTTGCCGAAGATGGGGCCAAGTTTCTCCCAGATGTTTTTGAAGAAGTCAGCGATCTTAGACCAGTTTTTAATTATGAGAATAGGGAGTCCAATTAAGGGCATAAACATGGCTAATACTGCCTGTACTTTTTTATTATTAAGCGGTCCGTTCCAGAGATTGGTAAAGAAGGCGCTTACCTTGTCCCAGTTCTTGACCAGATAGTAAGCCGCGATTCCTAGCGCTGTTATACCGGCTATAATCCATGTTGTCGGGCAGGCAAGCATTGTTCCATTGAGTACAGCTTGTGCTACGGCGGCCAGAGAGTTGCCTTCACGAAGTAATGCTAGTGCTGCGGAGGCAGTATGATAAGCGCTGGTAAGCCCCTTGATTATCATTCCTGTTTTTTGCGCAGCTACAAGGGCAAGCGTGGCCGCCTTGTTCGCAACCAGTGCGACGGTTACCGCCTCGATGGCCGGACCGATCTTGTCCCAGTTCTGGATCACCCAGTCAACGCCGCTGCCGATTTTATCCAGAAAGAACGGGATCTTATCTAGCAGGGGTAGAAGCTGTTCCACGTATGGGATCAGCCCTAATTGAATTTCAGCCCATTTTGCTTGTACCGGCAGGAGTTTTTTCCCGATCTCGATCCTTGTACTCCGAAGTATATTCTCTAATTGCTTAATTTTGCCCGGATCGCTTTGTGCCATTGCCTCATTCATCTTGCCCACGTTTTGATAAATGACCTGGGCAAGCATGGAGGCTTTTTCAAGTTCATTGCCGTATTTAAGCACTCGTTCCTCCGCTTTGTTGAATACGATACCTGCCCGGCGGAGTAGCCCTGGCATTCCTATGAATGCTTTTCCGAACATATTAGCGATATTCACCGCATCTTGCTGGGTTGCATTAACGCCTTTTGTCTGCACCAGGAGGTCGTTAATCGCCGGGATCAAAATGTCTAGCGTCTCCTTCTGTCGCAAATAAGTCGACATTTGCTGCGCACCAGCGATCTGGACGTCCCTGGAGACCACGCCCAGCTTTTCTTGCTCCGTCGTCAGTCGCACAATGGATTCGATCTGTTCGTCGGAGGCGCCCATCATCGCGCGCATTACTTCAGTTAGTTTAGTTCTGGCTTCAATCTCTTGCTGCGCTACCTCGGTACTTGCTCTCGCGAAATTCAGGATCGCGCGGGCGCTGAAATACCCTGCGGCTACTCCGGCGGCTTTTCGTATCATGTTTGACATACCGCCGAAGGCGCGCTCATTGGCTTTTGCCTGGTACTGAAGATTTTTTAGGTTTTTTTGCGCTTGATTAAAGCCTTTTCCGAAAGAGGAATGTACTTTAGCGCCTAAAATAAGCTGCGTTTCATAAGTTTTCCGCGCCACCTTGTTTCACCGCCTTTATCGCGGCAACTCGGCCGCCACGTCCTCCGCCAGATCCAAAAATTCTTCGACTGGCATATTTCGGTAACTTTCGAGACTAGAAAAGGTAGATAAAGATAAACGGACAGCGAGTTTTGACAACTGCCGTCCGCTGCCAGGGGAGATTCTTAATCGAGTAAGAAAAAACTCGATACCATAGTCTTAACCTTGACCCCTTCTTTGGCCGGAAGCCCGTTGAAAAACTCCACGGGCTTTTTGGTGACCATAGCTGCAACAATAGCAGCATAGCCTATGCTCATTTCGGCAACGGCAGCCGCCTGGCCAGAAGCGGTAAACTGTTTTTCCGCTTCAACCAAGTCTTTTACAGTGAGTTTTTCCAGTCCGGACAGGTCAATTTCGTTGTATTCTGTGCCTTCAAATGTATATGGCTTCTCTAATTTGATGATATATTCATTTTTCTTAGCCATCTCAACCCCTCCCTCCTAAATACTTAAATTTGCCGCCTAACATCCGCCAACACGTCCACGCCATTGACGATGTAGATAAAGTTGAGTTTGTCTAATTCCAGCATGGTTTTGCCGTTCTCTTCGACCTTGATATAGAGGACTTCAATGGTATTAGTCGTGTTGGTCGGCTGGCCAACTGCGGCAGTGCCAAGGTTATACCCTTTTGGCAGACCCCGGACAGTGATTTTCAGACCCCGGTAATTGACCTGGCCGCCGGAAACGTCATAACCCTGCTGAGAGGCGCGCAAGGTAATGGTGCGACCGCCGGGGACAGCGAGCCGGAAAGATTGGTTGGTCACGGTGCGGAAAGGGATCTCCATCTCAAGGCTGCTGAAGTGGCCGGGGGTAGGAGATTCAAAAGACCCGGCAATCCCGGCGCCGCTGATCTCCTCAGCCATAGCCTCGAAATTCGGCAGGGTAACTTCGCCGGTGATGCCGACCAGTTTCTCCCCTTCGTCATATACATTATAGTTGACGATTTTTTCGGGAATCGCCGCCATTACTCTCCACCTCCTGTCAGTGAATCAGCCAGTGCCTGCGGGTCGAATTCCAGAGTATTTATGATCGTTTCAGCGGGCGGGAAGGGAGTCAGGTACTGGTTGAATCTGATTGTGCCGTTTAGCAGATCTGTAGTCGGATTCTCTGCCGGCACGAATTCGATCCGGGCATCCGCGATCTGGAAGCGTGCCTTGTAGCCATTTGCGCGGATGTTTTCGGAGTCAACAATTGCCTCAATCAGCCGGAAGTTCAGGGGACTGTCGACCTTCTGGAAGTAAGTCAAGATGAAAGAATTCCCCCACCAGTCGAACATCCGCCGGACGGGAATAAAACGGTCTTTCACGTCCGTGCTGGAGGGGTAAACCCCGGTGTTATTTCCCCAGGACTTCCATCCGTTCAGGTTAATTGCGGTAACAACTCCCTGCCCGTTTAGCAGGTTACCCTGGACTTGATCCAGGTAAACCTCTGTTCCGTC